ATAAGCCTGCAATAGTCGCAAAATACCGGGTATTAACTGCGCCTGTTTGATCCGCAGAAGTGGGAGAGATATTTGTGTTTGCCATCACGTTGCGCGTTGCAAACGTGCCAAGGCCCAACGTCGTGCGCTGTGCGGCGGCATCAGCATCATCCAACAATGCTTTTCCGGCGGTAGTCACGTCTCCGCCCATCTTGCTTGTGGTGACTGCGTCATTGCTGATCGTGAGCGTTGCACTTCCCGCGGTCTTGGCGACGTCACCAGAAAAGGCGCCGACCTGTATCGATCCGCTGCCGGTAAACTCAATGCCACCTGTTACGCTGATCGCTTCCGGCACACCTGTCCCTGTACTATCCCGCCCGATCAATCGATCCGTGGGAAGATCCGCCAGCTTGGCCAGCGTGACCACGCCATTGTTAATGGTCCATGTATCTCCACCGCTGCTAACTGCAATGTCGCCCTTCGATCCATCTGTGACAGCACCACCTACATTTACCCCTGTCTGATCGTCGCTGGCCCATGAGGCCCCGGCAGGCAAAGTAATCTTGGTGATCGGATAATCGGTAATGTTGTCCGTCAAATACAATGTGACGGTATGCGTCATTGTATCGTCGTTGAAGAACATCACCGACTTGACGACGCGTCTTGTCCCTGATGCGGGAGCGGGCAGGATGGTTACAAAATTTGTGCCGTCCATCTGTATCGGGTACATGCCCTCCACAAACGTCGTGGCTGTAGTGTCGGCATATGTGACAGTCACAGAACACTCTGTTTCATCAGCAGGATCTGCCATTGTTGCCCGCAATGTTCGACTTGTAGAATCTAATACAAGAAGCATATATACCCTCTAGCTAATAAACCATGCATATTTGCGGCCATCCGCAATATCACCACCACCGCCGCCGCCACTCTGTGCTACCCAGCTCAACACGCCTGATGTCGATGAAGCGAGGACATAGCCATCGACCGCAGGATACGCCGACGGCCATTGGTATGACGGCGATGTGACTGTCACGGTACTGGGCGTCCCTGCAATCCCCGTGCTGCTGATCGGCGTGATGCGGATCTGCGTCCCTACTCGAAGCGCGGGGATCTCTGCAGCTCCTCGGCCAAGTCCGTCAGGCGTAGCAGTCAGCACCGGCAACCAGTCACTATCACCCGGACGCTGGATTTCAATGCGCGCTGTCTGGCCTCCCACGAAGTTGCCAAAGTTGAAGGTCACGCGACCACTGTCTATCGTGGTTGCCGTAATCGTCAGCCCTGTCACTGGTGGTGGTGTCCCTGCAATCCATACCGAGCCCGTATTAAGTCCAACCGTTCGCACAGTAGCAGCTGATGGAAACTGTGAGTCAGCATACAATCGAGCCAGGATATTGACGCGATGATCACCGGTTACTTTCAGCTCTTCGATCCGGAACAACTGATTCCGACGCGTCATCATATTGGCGTGAGTCACGGCGATGATGTCACCCTCTTCGAGCAACAACGCTTCACCAGTCGCCTGAAACGCACAGAAGAAATCACCGTCACGATACTTTGCACGAGCTGCTTGTACCAGTCTGTCAGCCTGATGATAGTTGTCTACACAAGCCCCCGAGATCTCGAGCTTGTTGACTGCGTTTACCCTCTCCTGATGATCGTAATCGTTCTCACGAAGCTCAGTCTGCTGGAAGTCCTGAGTGCTGTCTGTGTACGTGATCGAAAACTGATTGTAGTTGCTCTGTCGCTGCCCTAATGGCCATTTGAATGAATCACGGATGATGTTGCTCGAGGTCAATGCACCGCCACCGACATCCGCAAACACGCCATGCACCTGCGCGACCATATCTGATGTTGTGTGCGAATACACAAGCGGCTGATCGAGCGTCAGCAATCCCAGCTTGCACCGCAGCATGACCACCGTCGGCGACGTCTTTGACCATTGCGCTTCGATGTACCTGTTGAGCGTAGCATTAGCATTGATTCTTGCCGCCAGCTCTCCAGCGACTGCGCCATTGCTTGGTGGCTGGCCTGTGGCATCAAAACCGCCACCCGTGATTGTCACGCCGTCCACAGTGACGATCACCGGAACGCCACCCGTGGCACCAGTCACGGTGAAGTAATTCCAGGCCTGAGTGCTGGCGGATCCTTCAACAAACGTCGGCGAATAGACCGTAGCTCCCTGAGTCTGTGCCAGCGTCAGGCTATTGCCAGCCGTGCTGTATGCAATCGATGCAACGGTCGCCGTCTCGCTGGTCTCAGTGCCTACACCTATCACCGCATAGAGCTGATTGAGTTGCAACTTCTGCCAAGCCGTGACATCCTCGACGGCGATAACTGTGGCATTCGGTGCGGTCGCATTGCGAAGCAGGGATGTGATAGCAGGACGCTCCGAACGTATCTGCAGCCGTCCATCTGCGGCGGTAATCAGGTACCCACGAAAGGCAGGGAGCAAGTGCTTGAAGACGAAGTCGCTGACCTTGATCGGTTCTTTCAAGTGCCAGTTGGACGTATAGCGCTTGCGATAGAACGTGGTCGGCGTTATCCCCTGCGGCGGGTTCTCGGGATCATAGGCGTTGTATTCCGCCCCGAGCTTTTGCGGCCTGTTGGCGTCAGTAGGATCCAGTATATATTTGTAATAGGCGCTGTCTAAAACGCCGGTGGATCGATATCGTTTCCAATCCGTTCCAGCCGTGCCTTGATTCTGATCATACCAAAACTCTTCACATCCTGAATCATCTCGAAGCGGCTCATTGCAATACTCTGCTGTCTCGAAGCAAGCCATATCATCGAGCCACGATGCCGGGTAGTTCAACGCGCGTGGTTCTGTGAGCAGGTAACGCAAATGCTCCACGGGATTGTCTGACCAGTCAGTCATATCGAAACCAGCAAAACCAATGGTGCCGATCTTATTCCAAAGCACCAGCCCGGCCAGCGTAGGAGCGGCGTCACCAGTATCCGGATTCTTGCCCTCGATGGTCGCCTCGACATATGCCCGATGAGAGTAATGCTCTGTGCCTAGTACATCCGACACAGTAGACTGGCCCGTAGCATATCCGTATTTGCCGACGTGCTCATGTTTGGCTTGGAAGGTAGTCGCCCATCCTGCCGTGGTATTGCGGACGTCAGCAAACTGGGTGATCTCTCCCTCACCTGCGATGAAATGCCCATACAGATACTGCCCGGTGTCGGCATACAGGATAGGGATCAGATCAATTTGAGTACGCCCGAGTCCGATTGGTACGCTTTGCCCAAGCGGCATGTTGTCGCTCGAAGACCATTGCTTTGTCGCTCGCCTCGAGCCAAACAACGCGCCCGCTCCAGACTGCTGGCTATTGACCTTGAATGATCCAATGACGGCCTTGTACCGCACACCCTGAAAGGCCTTCTCGTTGCCATACTCGACACACTGCGAGAAAGACTTGTTGCATACACTGGCCTGTCGATATGACTGCGCCTTGTCGCCGATCTGCTGCCCGGCTAGACACTCGGTACCCTTAAATTTCAATGGGCATTTCAAGTCGAACGTGTTGAACGGCAGGGTATTTTCAATGCTGCCCAGATCTTGCTTTGCCGTGATCGTGATCGCCGTGTGGGTGATGTCCCCAGGCTTTTCGCAACGGCCCACAAACAGCACGATGGAATCATCATCTAGCCGTCTGCTAATCGTCCTCACCAATACCCGATATCCCGCCAGATCAATCGACTGTAGCCAAGTGCTGACTGTACGATCGACGTTCGAGAGCGTGATGTTGACGCCGCTGAATTTCTCGTTGATGTATCTGCTGATATCGGATCGACTGACAAGCTGCTGCTCATACTTCCAACCAAACCAAACCAGCTCAGTCGACGCAAAGCGCCGCTCTGCGTTGGCCGGAATCAGATCTGTGACATCGGGCGGGTAAAACTCGATCAAGTCGCCCGGTGCAAGGTCACGATTGGACGATCGTAGAATTTGATACAGTGTCGGCGCGATTGTCTGCATATCAAAGCACGTATTTGATCAGCGTTGCTTGTCTCGACTGCGACCAGTACCGAGTATGACTCGAGCGCGAATAAGCCGCATACCTGCAGCCCGTAAGCACTTCATCAGTATGAGGATGAATCACGGTGAAGCTGATGCCGCCTGATGTTGACTGGTAATGATTATCAAGCATAGCGGCCTGACTCTCGCTCAGTCCATCCCATTGCACCTCAAAGACTCTAATCGGCCCTGTCAACTGCGTATTGCTCACATTGCGATTGTCGCCGAACTGCTGACTATATGTTTTCCAATCGGTGATAGTCTCCTGAAAGCGTACAGGGATAGGAGCATCAGCCAGCGGTGGCTGGGGCAATAAATCAGGCGAGGGAAAATTCCAAATGCCAGCCGTGCCGGTGCCTATCGTCGGCCCTTGCTCAATATCTCCGGATCCTACGCCGACATTCGGCCCGATGATCAAGTCCACCATTACCTCTTGATCGTAGCAAGCCATTGCCACCACTGCTTCCATTGGATACTGCGGCGGCGTGATAGATCGATATATCACTCGATCGCCGACGTGGTAGCAAATCACGTCGCCCAGGCAGCGCATAGCGATCTCTTGCCCGGTAGATTGCCATATGCCGTCCAGCCAGTATTTCGGCGTGGATGATCCCTCGTAGATATACACCGTCCCGGCAGGATGTGGAGGCGTAGCAGTCGACCACGTCTCTGTTGAGATGTAGATGCAATGCGTCCAGTTCTGAAACTGCTCAACGTCGGACGTGAAAGCAACGTCGGCAGAGCATAGGCCTAGATACACGCGCCCGTTAGGCATACGCCCGTTAAGCGTGAACATCAGCTCCCAGTCTTGATCGACAAGCGTCGAAAAGCCGTTAAGACTGGTAGCAATAGCATCGCCCATTGTGGTGGCGTCAGCAAAGCAAGCATTCGCGCCCATATTGTCATTCATGATCATATTGCCAGTAATCATGGTGTTGGCGTAATTGACCCACTGCACCGAGAGCTTTGCCATTATCGCATTTTCTCCAGAACCACCGTCGCGCCGTTGACCCACTTGCGAGAACGATTGTCGATCGACATTGAGGCGTATCGAACATTGGTATATGTCACATTATCCCGGCGATGATAGAATGAAAACGTGGCCGATCTTCCGCGCATTGCGTTGTAGTGATTGACGAGCTGGCTCAGTTCTGCTTCCGTCAATCCCTCATACTCCAGCACCCATTGACGCAAGCCAGCAGGCTGGACGTTTACCGTTGCGGTGCCGTCTTCGTATTCATACGTAACGCTATCGAATTGGATCGGCTGATCGATGAGTCTGGCGATATATGGCCCGGTGAATTGCTCGCCATCCGGGTAAGGCGACTCCATCGCAACAAAACCAAACTGGACATTGATTGGTATGCCAGCAGGAGAGACTATCCACGGCACGGCGCCCACCGTGATAGTACCAAATGTCGCAGTAACCGCGAATCCATTTGGCCGCACAATCTGCCCGCGTACTAACGCCACTTCCCCAAACGTCACGGTAATCGGCAAGCCGGTTGCCTGAATGATCGGTATCTGCGGAGTGCCAAAGGTGACAGGGACGGCAAGCCCGATGGCCTGTATCGTCGAGCCTTGCACGGTGCCGAAGGTAGCAGTAACGACAAAGCCGTTGAGATTGACCGTGGTAGTCGATCCGCGCAAAGCTGGCTGGCCAAAGGTGACAGTCACTTCAAAGCCGACAGGTGTGACTATGGGCTGAGTCTGTGTGAGCGTCGGCAAACCAAACACCGCAGTCACGGTAAAGCCATTGGCCAGAACAACGCGCTGGTATGTGACCTCTAGATATGGACCGTAATACGTGCTGCCAATGCGATATTCAGATGCGGCAAAAGTGGCTAACGTGATAAGTGACGTGCCAACTGGTGCCACATTGTCAGTATCTCGATTATGTCTAACGCATAAATTGGCATATGTGCCAGCCCGACCTTGTAGGTATGCTAACCCATTCGCGTTTAGAGCAAATCCTGGCGCATAATCAGGCGTCGTAAACACGTAATTATTCAGCGTAGTCAAGGAATATGCACCTAAACGTAATGGTGACGTGCTACTCGCCGTTACAGTCGACGTCGCCCAATCACTACTGGTGAGCGTAGTTTGACCATCTAACGCAGGCCAACTGCTGATAACGGCAAAAAACCCAGAATGATTTTGAACGCTTAACGGTGCAATATACAGATTGCTGCCTGTGACCCGATTACCAATAGGAATAGATGATAAATTGAAGCGCAAATAACTACGCGAAACAGTAAACTCATTAGATCCTGAACGTGACGCTTCAAAGCTTAAAATGGCATCTACGTTGTCACTGATTCCTATGCTTGCAACAAGCTGTGCTTGTTCATTGCCTTGTCGCGCATCAAAATACGTGTTTGCAATAGACGTAATAGTGCCATCAAAATCTTGTACCTGCGTCTTGCCGGTATACACTGTAAGCTGGTCAAAGCCGAATGACAGCTCCGGGAGCCATCGATCTGCTATCAGTTCGTCCCAGTAATGCATCCCCCACCAAAGCGGCTTCAGCGCGTCATAAATGGCCCGGCTATGGTAAGGGAAGGGATAGCAGTGTGCGATCGATTGTAGGCCATCCTCGCGATAATGGACGGCATCAGGCGTGATCAATGTGACGGGCATTGCCAGTCGCAATGACAGGATCCTGCGAAACCATCGCCCGACGATCGACATATTGACGCACCACCGCAACCAGCGCTGATTGCGCTGGAACCAGTGCTCATCGAAGACCTGCCAATGTCGGGAACGATATGCCATTAGACCAGCCGGAAGATCTTGTTGGTGCCATTGTCGAAGCTGATGGTGATATCCCCACCGTTGGGCGTGATTGGAAGCCCGGTCGACGCCGAGTCAATCTGACAAATCAACGGGGAGTTGCTGGCTGTGCCCGTGTCGGCATAGATCACCAGCTGCGTGATCTGCGGATGTGTATTTGAGACCGCGGTGAACGTCACATCAGCCGCGTCAAATACGCCGCCAGTCAATGAGATCGACGCAAGTGCCGCAGTGCGGACGGCATTGGTTCCCAAGCTCGAGAAGTACTGATGGCCAGTGACGGCGAAACTAGGCACATATCCACCGCCCACCAGCGCGATCTTTAGCGGGACACTGGTATTGTCGAAGTCGATGCTTGGATTCTGCGACAGCAGTGATTCCTTTGCCTTGTCATACATTGCGCTCATGTTAAAATTCTCCTAATAGATCACGGCGAAGCACGGAGCGCGCCTCCCCATTGGATCGATAGTCCTGAACAAATTTGCTGACCATTACACCCGGCTCCGTCTCGGCCCGGATGATGATCACCTGCGGCTCTGTGGCCCGTCGCCCGCCCTGTTCCATCACTGCAGATCCTGATCGACGATCCTGCCCGAGGAACATCGTGCCATTGGCGCCGCCACCACCGCCGCCGATGGCCGCGAGTCCTACTGACGCAGCAGCAGCAACGCCTGCTACAGTGCCGTAAAACTTCGCCGCGGTGAAGTGGCTTGCCGCTCTCAGTGCCGCTGTTCCCGTTGGATCAAGCGGTATCTGCGCTGTAGCGGCGAATCCTTCCGCAAGCTCAAAAATGGCTTTGACCGCTGCTTGTGCTGTTAATGCGCTGATAATCTGCGCGGCCATCGCCTTAAATGCCTGACCGCCAATCTTACCAGTCATAATAAACCCAGCCAGCATGTTTTGCAGACCACTGGCAATGCCGCTAAAGACGTCGGTCATCATCGTGCCAAAATTACCCATACTCTTACGGACTTCGGTAATTGCGGCGTTTGCGCTAGCCCCAAGTTGGCCAAAGATTCCAGCGCCACGATCTGCGGCTTCTTGCGCTTCTGGCCCCATTAAGGACAGTGGGGAAGAGGGATCAGCCGCCAGTGACTCGGTTCGCTGCCGTCGCCCTTCTTCAAACATCGCTTGCAATGCCTGGTTGAGTCTTACGCTGTTCTGATAGCTGCGCTCTTCTTCCTGTCGCTTGGCTTCCTCTTTTTTCCGATAGTCGTCGACCTCTTTCGCGTACTGCGCTTCAAGGTCAGCATCACGCTTTGCGCGGATCTCATCGAGCTTGCCTTGCGTTGCGGTGGCTTCAGCCTGTAGTACGTCCAGCCGTCCCTGTATCAGGCGCCCCTGAATCAGATCAGTGCCCATTTGCAAAGCTTGTAAACGCGCTTGCGTGATCTGCTCCTCAAGCCGTCGCGCCTGATCGATCAGCCGCGCCTCTTCGCTGTCGAGTGCCGCAATCCGCAACCGCTCTCGCTCTGCAGATACGCGCCGCTCCTCTGTCAGAATGCTGGCGATATAGGAATCATAGATCCGCTTAACGGCATCCCCGGAAGGGAGATTGACGAGTTGCGCTGCTCCTGCTCCACCTGCTGCCTTTGCCGCTGCTGCTCGCCGCTGCTGCGCCAGTGCGGCCATCGCCTTATCGAGGGCTGTCTGTCCGGTTGCCCCTGTATCGACGCCCTCGAGGCGAGCGCGTGTAGCTTCGTCCATCGATCCCATCAAACGCAGTTGCTCTTCTTCTTGCCGTCGGAACTCAGCCAGCACGGGCAAGACACCAGCACCGCCAACCATTGCAGCGGCCATCTCTTGCAATCGTGGCAGTAAGCTGGTTGCAATGCGACGGCCAAGTCCTTCCACCTTCAACGTGAGAATATCAAGGCTGTCTTGGAAATCATTGGCCGCTTTGATGTCCTGCTCGGACAACACAATGCCAAGCTCTTTGGCGCGCTGTACCAATCCGTCAAAGCTGCCACCCACCTGATTGATAACAGGTAGCAACGCCGCACCAGAACGCCCAAACAGGTCGATGGCAACAGCGGTCTTTTGCGCGCCATCCGACATGCCATTGAGGCGCTCGAGTGTTTGCCGGAAAGCTGTATCTACATCGCCTTGCAGGTTGATGCCAAGCGTCCGGAAGGTGTCAGCAAGATCCTTGTTGCCCTCTTGAGCTTCCTGTAATCGGCGCTGGAAGATCACCGCAGTTTGTGACACGGCCTCAAACGATTGCCCGGCTAGCTGCGCGCCAAGCTGTAATGATTGAATGGTTTCATTAGTCAGGCCTGTGATCTGTCGCAGATCATCCACGCGCCCGGTAAAGTCCATCGTGCGTTGCAGCAATGCGCCCATCGCCGCCGTAGTCGCAACTGCTGCGCCGCCTATACCAGCCACTGCCGCAGCGCTCCCCGTCAAGCTCGGGATCATCCCAGCGGCAGCATCACCGAGCAGCCCAAACTGCCCCACATACCCGGCAAGCTGTCCCCGTGCGGCATCACCAAAGCTCTCGCGAAACTGTTGCCCTGTCTGGCGTACCTGATCGCCGACAGCGCCAAAGCGGGACGCCATCCGCTGCAGCTGCTCCGACGTCTCCGCGGCCATACCCTCGACCACGCCGCGCAGCAAAGAGAATGCCTGCACCGCGTCAGCCGTGTCAGCATTCACTTTGAACAGCAATCCTACCTGATCTCTATCCAGCGCCATCGAGTATTACCTGCCTCTCTCCACTACCCCACGTTGCCGCTGTACGCTCGTCTTCCCACTGCTGCAGCTTCACCGCCGCGACATTGTCGAAGTCGAAAGCTATCGCACTATCACGCAATCCCAGCAGCTTGCTCGGCCGTGTCCCGAACTTGGCCGCTGTCATCGCTATCGCCAACAAAGCCTCCCCCAGGTCGCTTTTGACGAAACCGGCGCAGCTTCTCGGGCTGCACCTCCCCGCCTGCCGTCTTGACGGGCACTCCCGGCGATCCGGCTTGGATCCAGCCAGTCAGGAAGCGGAAGTCTTCGGGATCAAGCTCCGACAAGGCCAGGATATCCGGATCATCGCTGGTCAATGCCACACGTGGTTCCACGCAGGCATATATCACGGCCTCTGTCAGGAATGCCAAGCCGTCAATCGTCTCCTCTGTCGAGAACTGCACGCTTGCTTGTGGCCCGCCCTGCTGTGATTCGAGCATCGCTCGAAGGAACGATTGCGGGATCCGTCCAGCCGCCATCCATAAATCGAGCGGTGGACGTCTCATCGTAAAGACCGCGCCAGACGGCAGAATAACCTCTCCGGTCAACTCCACCGCCTGACGCTGTTGTCTGTAGTCACTTGCCTTCATTGTAGCCTCTCAATGATTGCTTAGTTAGCCGCGCCCTGATGCCAGAAATTGCCGATCTGATCACCTGCTGCGCGAGTAGTGACAGCCTGCCCGTTGAATTCAAACGGCGCGCGCGACTGATCTTTGCGAGTGACCATAAAGTTGAAGCCCGCCCTGTTGAACGTCTTGTAGAGCTGGACTACCCACCACTGATTTGAGCCAGCAATGTCCTGTCCGATCAATGCCACAGAGAAAGTGCTGATCGTCGAGAGTCCACCCATCGTCAACTGCTCGTATCCGGTAGATGTGTTGGTGTCCACGCTCTTCGTACCGCCCACGGTCATCTTCTCCAGCAAGCTCCAGTTGAACACCTGCAGGAACTCGCCCTTTAGCGTAGCCCTCTCCGTGATGATCCGCGAGAGGTGCGGAGCAGTCAGTTCGTCGGACGAAAAATCCTGAATCTCCGGGACGTATTCAAACGTCGTGCCGCCGACCGTCATTCCAAGATGGATGGCGCTGGGATTGGCGACATCGTCCGGAGTGCCGTCGGTGTGGAGAGTCATTCTCGCGCTTGCAGCCGGAACAGCCACATTCAGCCATACGTCAGCAGGCCCGAGGATGATCTCATTTGCATCGTAATTCTTTGCCGTTCCGGCCATTGGTTATTTCTCCTTCTTCGTTGAGGTTGCCTTGATCAGATCCTTGTACGGAGTCGGATCAAGCGAGGGACGGTAATCCTTTTTCTCTTTGCGCGGATCGAAGTAACCCAGCTCCCGCGCGATCTTGCAATATGTCTCCTCACCGAGTGCCTCGTGTGTCCACGGCAACGGCGGGAGGGTCATCGTCAATGCTTTCTGTCGATAGTCCATGTCATCTCTCCAATAATTGCACCGCCAAGATTATGCGCGAATCCATGCGGTAAATTGTGTCGTTCTGTCTGAGTATGCCGAATTGATGCTCAGTTACTTCCCAGACGGGCTCGGTTACGGTCGACGTTGTTACGCCGCCCAAAAGATCAGCAACGGTCATCGTCCGCAACACGCGATCAACGGCCAGCGTATATTTCAGAATGCTGCGCTGCAGGGTATAGGCGTCTACACCATCCACCGCAATATCGATATACATTTCCACGCGACCGCGTATATACGAATCATCATCAGCTTGCTCCATCTGCTCGTTTGAGGTCGACACGAACAGAGCAGGGAAATTCAGCACAATTGGCGTCGGCGTCCGGTAGTCCACGAAGTTGCGCAGAGTGGCATCAATCTCCGCGAGTGCTGTGGCCGTCGACGCTTCGAGGTAAGTCTGTATGTTGTCGATGAGCCTAAGCGCGAACTGTGCCTGATATCTGGTAGTCGTGTATGCCATCAGCTAGCCCCCGGAGTATTACGCGCTCGGCCAGTCGTCTCGAAACCTGCATCCCTTGCACCCCGCTCCACATATCTATAGAGCCGTGACACCATACGATCAATGTCACGCTGCGTGGGTTGAAGTACAGGACGCCGCGCCATTCTCGCCGTACCGCGCTGATGATACCGAGCATAAGGGACAGCCGTTCCCATCGTCAGGCTTAGCGCTGTCTCCTCATAAACTTGATCCCCGCCCTTCTGGCCAGCCAGCGAGAGCGACCGCTTGAGGCGCTCAGTAGCTACCAATATCGGCTTGCCGGGATACTTCTTCGCTTTCCACTTGGCATATCTTTCGGAGAGTGGTTGCCATTGCGCCCCACCACGTGCACCGAGGCTTTCGAAGTGCTCCACGTTGGCGCGTAGGAAATACATATGAATCTCCGGCCACACCTCGCGAAAGTCGCGGATATTTTCGGCGACTGTCTGGAATGCGCGTCGTGACTCTTCGCGGCCATCAATGGTTACAGAAAGATTCACGCGAACATTGCCCTCCCCGCCTTGAATCCATCTGCGATCATTTGCGCTCTCGGTGGAAGCGGCTGGTTGATCACGGCAATCCCGTCGATCGCCACGGCCCGCGCGAAGCCCTGATCCTTGCTACGCCAGATATTGGCGATGGTCTCGAGCACGGCCTCTTGTACCTCTTCCGGCGTCTTGTCCCATCCCCACTTAGCTGTCACACCTACGCGGATCCCAGCAGGCCAGCCGACATAGTCCACTTGGTTGCTAAACTCCGCGAAGAAGTAATCACGCCGCTCATTCAATGCCGCAAAGCTTGAGTAGTCATCACCGTACCGGCGCGACAGAAAGAACTCGCCCGGCGTGTTCTGCTGCGCGTTCTTGTACGGGTTTACCTCGATCCAGTTGAGGACCGCGAAGCCTGTTGGCATTGTCACCACGGGCGCCGGGGTTGGCAGGTACGGATCAACCTTGAGGTAATCCGTACCCGTGCCCCAGTAATACCGGATGCTGGCTGTCTGCCCGGTAGATCCTGCAGCAAAATACCCATCAGGCAAAGAGCAAGCCGCGTCAAATACCCTTGCCGCACGGGACATGATCCGGATCAGCTGATCTTCATCGGCATCCTGCGACTGGTAGACATATGCCCTCACCTGATCGAGTGTGACGTAATCACTTGCGGCCACGCTGCTCCCTCCTATGCGCTGGCGGCTGTGTCAGTCGCTTTGTCCAGTCGCTTGATATACGCTCTTCATATACTTCGGCAATCTTGCGCTGAATCAGCAACTGCGCGACTCCCACGGGGATGTCAAGCACGTCGCCAATACTCGAGAATCCATATGGCCTAATCAGCTTGATCTTCAAGTCTACACTCCTTTGGCTTGCCGGTCTCCGACCAGTCTGACAGGTATTGATGCTTGATTTGCCAGTCATTTGTAGGCCAGCTAGCGACTACCTGAATATGACCCAACTTGATGTGATTCGCCTGATAGACCGTGTTACCGGCTGCTTTCCACTTCTGCCAGAAGTAGATATCCGCATCAACGCGATCATCATCCCAGTCACCAGACGGGCCAGGCTGTGACCATAGCCACGGCTTAGGCACTCGCTTCAACGCTTCGAGCTTGATCAACGTCATTCCGAAATGGCCCGTTTCGATCAGCGTCAGATCATCGGAGAAGTCGTCGAGCGTTGCTTCTCGGCGTAAGTTGCCATATGCATCCTTCATCGAGAACAAGAAATGCTCGTTGTTGCGCTTCACTTGCACGGGAACGATTGCATCAGCGTCCGGATATTGCGCCGCAAGCGTCAACAGCTCTTTGACATCCTCCGGCCCAAATAACGTGTCGTAATCGAGCGTAATCACCCACTCCGTGCCGTTGGCCAGTAGCTGATTGAGCGCGCGCTGTATGCCTTGCTCCCAGAATGCGCCGCCAAAGCGATAGAGCGGAATGTTGAAGTCGGATGATCGCAGTGCTGTCCACGCTGCGCCCCAGTGATCATTCCAGCCCAGCCGCGGGACGCTCATCACTGCGGCCACCTTGGCCTTTACCTCAATCCTGCCGTCCTCAAGCTGCGTCATATTGGCGGGCTTGATGGCCTGCAGATTCAAGGATACTGGCAACGCCGCGCAGTCTTGGATCTCTGACGTCCAGCGAGTGACATCAGTCAAGCCGACATACCGCATCATGTCACGCAGCTTGCGCTCCGTGTATATACTCCGATGGACATCATCGTCATTTGTCTGGCCCCCCATCAGATATGATTCAATCGGAATATTGCGATCGTCCGCATGTTGTCTCAGCCAGTCAAAGTCAGGCACGGCAATCCGTAGGATCCCGCCCGGCTTCAATACGCGTACCCACTCCCGCAAGACGTCCACGGCTTCACGGTGTCCGAAGTGCTCGAGGATATGAGAAGCGCGTACTTCATCAACAGAAGCGTCAGGATAGGCAGGAAGCGGGAAAACCTCCTGCCCAGTCTGACGGTCGAGAGTCGTGAAACCCGGAATCTTTTGCAAGCCTCCACCCAGGTTCAGCTTCATTGACTAGACCTCCTTGACTACGGTGCTACCATACTCCGCCGTTCCCGAAGGAGCCTCATCGAGCTTGTCGAGGAAGCCGACGGCGGCCATAGGGATGTTGTTGTTCGTTGAGCCAGCCGGAACAGTGACCTCTAGCCGCAGGTACCGCTTGCGGTTGCCGTTCGAACGATCGACGAAGAAGCGTACCGACTCGGACGCTCCAACAGCCGCGGCACCAGTCGAGAGCGCCGTGATCTCGGTGAAGTTGGTGACAACGGTGTCATCACTCTGAGAGATCTTGATTGCCGACGGAGCTGTGCCGTTTGTACCACCGGCAAACGCTCCGAGAGTCACCATGATCTCCGCAGATCCGGCGTCAAGGCAGTCAAGGTTAGCTGTTGCGGTCGCCCCGTGTGTCACGGTAGCAGGCACCAGCAGGACAGTTGATTTGATGTTTTTCAGGTTATTCATTCTGGATCACCTCCTTAGCCAGCAGCCGTGATGAGTCCAACGATCGGCCCGGCAGCAGTCGTGTTGCCGACGTCGTGGACGTTGATGTCGAAGCGCTCCGTGCCCCGAATGGCAAGCTGATCCTCGGCGAACTTGTACTCCGAGGACAGAGCCAGCGAGAGCAGTCGACGATCGCCGAAGGTAGAGCCGAGGCGGAAGTTGCCGAGCAGCGCGCAGATCTGCGAGTTAGCCTCAGTCGTCGGCATTACCTGACTGAGTACAACCGGGTAGCCCAAGAAGCGAGCAACGCCACCATTGGCGATGTCGACCACCGTGTTGCCGCCTGCAGCCGTCTGCAGCTTGTGGGCCACCGTGTCGAAGAACGTCGCCGACATAATCCACACAGCACCATTGCGAGCGTAGAGCGGCAGCTTGCCGAGAACGCCGTGAAAGTCGCCGAGGATGATCTCGCTGTAGGCATTGCCGGTGGCCACCTGCAGCCCCTTGATGTTCGCAATCGTGCCATCAACATTGCGCAGCTTCGAGCGGACGCCGGTGATGCCACCATACGTGCTGGTACCATCGCCGTTGAAGTAGCATTCGTCCTCTTTCTGGCTAAACGCATAAGCGATCTCACCGGCAAGGTCATCGCCGATGGAGATCATTGCATCCTCGTTGAGCTCGCTTGACCAGAGAGTCAGAGCGGCAAGCTTCTTGGCGACCAAGTTGACCTGATCCCAAGTCTTGTTGCTGTCCGTGATGGTCGACGCCTCGCCGACGAAGTACGCAGTCAGGCCACCCGTGCGGCGGGGAATTGTCAGCGTATCCGACGACATCGGCACTACTCGCGCAACCTGACGGGCAACGCCGTAGGTCTCGCGCAGGTCGATGATGTCAGTGCTGAACTCCGGCGGAACAAGGTACCCGCCGAGGTAGTTCGTCCCCTCGCTCAGAGCTTTCGTCTGAATGCCGTTCTGATCACACCACGCCTTGGAAACCGAATCTCCAACCACGGCGCCTTTGAACCACTTGCCGAAGCGATAGGCCCGCTCATCAGCAGACTTTCCCGCCACGGTGCCCTTGAAGTTCTTCACCTTGCTGACCCTCGAGAACTCAATCGCCGGGGCAGGGATAACGGCATCCGCTTTGGTGGACGGCGTTGCGCTGTGGCTATACGTGCTCGCCGCGCTCTTCATTAACTCGATCTCCTCCAGCTGCTTGACTTCAGTCTGCAGTGTGGCGATCTGCTCGTTGCGGCCTTTGATTTCCGTCAGCTTGTCAGCGGGGATCGTGGTAACGTCCGGGTGAGCATCAAAAGCCGCTTTCTGTGCGGCCTTGAGCCCGTCCAGCTCAATCAGTTTCTCCTGAAGTTTTGTCATATGTCTCCTATATAGACTGCAGTTTTAGGAATTGAACATAAAGGGCTTTGGCGTCCTGCCCATATTCCATCTCTGGCTTGCCGGGCTCGTCTTCCTCGTCGTCGCCCTTAGGCTTGTTGCCAAGCTCTTCGGCCATCTTACGCAGACGGCCACAAGCTTTCTCGAGATCATCAGCCATCTCCGAACACATGACCCCATGTGACGGACTGCCCTTCCTGCCTTGCGATTTGCGGAGTTCGGAGATTTCCTTGATCCGCGTTTCGAGTCCCTCAACCGCAGTCAGCACGGCGCGAGAGTGCTCAGAGAACGTCAAACCAGTCAGCGATTTTGCGTCCATGATTATTGCCTTGTCATTTGCCGGTACAGTGACCGGGGAATATTCGTACAGTTTGAGCTTCTTCAGCAGGTACACAACGTCCCTGCCGTCGTCGTCAAACTTGGCGAGGATCTGCATCTGTTTCTCGACTGGCAGCCCATAGGCGGCGATGGTGTTCGCCAGCCCGGCCCGATCGACTACGTCATAGTCCATGACCTGGTATCCGATAGACAGCCGCTTAACGACGCCGTCACGAATCAGCGTCATAGCGTCCATACCCTTTGCCGTGCGGCTGATGCGGGATCTTGTCAGCAGCCCGTAACCGTCCTCTTTGGCCTCGAGCGGTACGCCAATCGGTGTCATCCAGTCGTGTTGCCAGCAGACAACGCCATCAGACAAGAAGCGAGGGATGTCAGCATTGAAGGCGCCCGGCAGGATCATATCGCCGGTGGAGTCGATGTTGAGAATCCCGGCAGCATAGCCGGTGAACTCGCCAGCATACTGGCCGCTATCCATCATTTCGGCTTGCTTCACCTCGAAGGCCAATGTCTTTCGTTGTATGTCGTCAAACCGCTTTTCCATTAGTCTCCCTCATCCAGCTTGTTCATTCGCGCTACTTTCGACTTGGCCCAGGTATAGCCCGGATCTCCGCCCCACAGTGCCCACGCAATCCGCCCCGCTGATGGGAAGCCATCCTCACCGGGCGAGAAGCCTTGCCCTTCCTTGTCGACTTCGTGGCGCGAAAAGAATGAATACATCCTGCGCACGGTACGCGGGGACAGCTCCTTGCCATTGCTGATGTCTCTGGCCCGTGCCACGCCAACAGCAGTGCCGCCGCGGTTGTATTCTTTGCGCCAAGCAAGACCGCGTTCAGCTTCGGCCTTCATCCCTGCCGTTGGCTTGAGATTGATTTCAACCCCTCGATACAAGGCCTTGAACTCGGTCGCCACCACGGGGATATGTACGCATCGACACTGTGCCCCGCCAGCGCAGTCCGGGTTAGGGACGGCGGGTATCTCGCCCAGCTGGCCGCCAATGCCATCAGCATCCCCGCACGGTGCACATGTGTTGTTGTCCAACACTGCGCTATAGACCAGATACTCGATACTATCGGCTTTTGCTTCTATCTCTGCATCCCGGCCCTGCGATAGTGCCCAGTTCGTCGCCTCTGCAGAAGAGCGCGTGATATATGCCGTAGAGCCTGTAGCCAGGCTCTCGCGGACTGTATCGCCCACGGGTCTACCGAGGAGCGTTGCCGAAATCGCTGCACCCGTACCACGCGCTTGCACGTCATTGGCGATCCTCGAAATGATTGCCCCGGCCATTGTCCTGAAGATACCTTGATCAGGACGTGCTGACCGGTCACCAATATCAGTCACGCCCTGATTCCGGAGCTCCTCAATTATCAAGCCTGCGCCACGGAGGAAAAGCGCAGAGAGGAGTCCGAAGATCAATGTCCTGTCTCGATCAGTCGGCGACACCGTCGCGGCGTAGTACTCTGCCGGATCAAGCTCATCGAGTGTGTCGATGATCTCGTTGTAGTATCTTCCACGAAGGGCGAGCAGTGCGCCATCCATCGATGCCTTGCCCTGCTGGTATGCATCATCGAGCTGCTTGAGCATTCGCGCTTCCAGCTCAGTCGGCTGGCGGCGAAGCGTCATGCCGTTCCAATCGACGCTTTTGAAAGAGGTGTGAGGATGCATGGATTTTACGGGGTTGCCCCCGGCATCCTCACTCACCGGCCCCGGCGGTAGCGCGCCTTGCGGTGATACTGGCGGCTCCGGTGTTGTCAGAGCCATATCCGGCGTAATCGGCTTGAGGTTGGCTGGCATCACGTAATAGTCACCAGCGTCGACCGGATCATAGCCGAACTGCTCGCGGCACTCGTTGAGGGTAGTCACGCCGCTGGTGAATGCAGCGATAGCCCGAGCTTCCGTCTCGGACTGGTTCTCTTGAAGGGCGCGGATCTCACTGGTATCGAACTCGCACTCTACGCTTTCGATATCACGCTCGAAGTCAATCAGTAGCTGTCGGGTAATGGTACGCTCAAACGTCGACCACGTTGGGATCAGGCACTCTTCGAAGGCGCTCTTCTTGAGATTGGCTAGGTTGTTGTAGGTCGATGAATCCAGCCCCGCCGACAGCCCCGCAACGATAGCAGGAATGCCCAGCGCTCCGGATATGCGTGACTCCGCCAGATTGGTAATTGACGCGAAGTCCATCTGCTTCGGATCGTACCCCATTGGCTGGATGGACGCTTGGAAATCGAGGATCAGCGGCTCGCCGCGGTTATCTCCGCCGAACTTGCGTTTCCAAGTCTGCTTGATTTGCTCGGCCTTCTCGAACGTCATCCCGATCGACTCTGTAGGGCTCACCACAACGCCAGGAATGGCCATATTGCGGCACAGAGCGGCCACCCATAGTGACACCTCAGTATCGGTGAAAACCTGCAGCAGAGCGGCTTTGAGCGGCGCTAGACCGTATCTAGGGTTAGCGGGGTTCAAGCCGTTCCGGAAGTGCACCACGTTTTCAATGGGGATCCGCTCGATGGTGCCATTGATGCGGCGCTCGTAGTAGTCGACGAATGCCGATCCATTGTCTGGCCAGTGCGGTTTGATCGACCAATGCGGTTCATACCAGATCGACGTTGGGACGCCGAAGCCGCGCGCGTTTCTTTCCTTGATCCAATACGCATTACCGTCAAGGTGGTATGACAACAGGGTAGCGGCCCATAACGACTGCGTATCGTAGCCGACATTGGGATTCTCAAGCAGCCGCTCCAAAGGGTGCCCGTCAATCGTCTCATCGCCCTCGGCCGTCTCGCGGTATACCTCGAACTCCGCTTGGATAAAGTTGCGCTGGATCCAAGCCAGGGTATTGATCACGGCCGAGTTTGCGATGGGATCCGTGTTCTCGTATGGGAATGTACGGGGAGCCATACTGAGGAACGAGCCGCCCCGATGCGTCATATTGGACGGGTAGCGGAAGGCGGTGCTGGCGGCTTTGATGCGGTCTATGATTCCCATACAAGTGACTGGTTACCGGATACTGGCAAATAACTTTTGTGACTCCCTAATACGCCGTGCCCAAGTTGCCCTTCTGGACGCACTCCCAAGCGATCGCCCGAGCAATCACGGTGTCATCGTGGCCGCCATCCGGTGCCGAGTAGCTCACGCGGCCCGTCGTGCTGTTGATGCGGCTTTCGTATGACAGCAGCTCTACACGCCCGATGGGATCGGGTAAGAAGCGGCACTCTTCGCGCTCGAGGCACAACGCAAGCGATTGGATCAGCGGTGGCTTGGTGCTGCCCGTCGTCTCGAAGCCCCGGACGTTCATCCCTTCCCGCTGGAGTGCCTCGAGGTTTGGTGATCCGATGGAGTTGGTCTCCACCATCACGCTCTGGACGCCCCACCGTTCGACAATGGCCTTCAACCTCGCCCTCTGGAAAGCCCATTCGATCTTGTTGAACCTATCCAGCTCGACCTCCTGTCGGCACGTCGCGCAGATCACGGATATCACGGTGAAATCGTGCTTCTGTCCCCAGTCGACGCCCGCAAAGAGTCGGTGTCCCTGATGCTGGCCAGAGTCAGCACGAAGACAAGCATCGATGTTGCGGAACACCGCGCCCTCGTTCTGCAGGAACTCCGCCAGGTACTCTTGCCGGAACACCTGCTCCGGAAGTTCTTGCCGTGCGGCCTCGATCTCTGATGCGCTGATGTGCGGATTGCTTGCCGTCGGGCTATGCCAAGCTGCCCAGTCTGGCTGGGTATCATCCACGCCCCTGCTGTAACACTCGTGAAAGAAGTTGATGCCCTTGGGAGTGCTGAGAAAGAAAGCATCGCTGCCGACGTAATCCGTCATAGTCGGACGGATAGCCGCTTGCCAGCTGTCCCCTAGATCCGGCACCATTGCGGCCTCGTCAACTATCACCCGCGCATACTTGCGGCCGCGTACAGAATCAGCAGCGTCCAGAGACCAGCAATCGATCACGCCACCGGTGATCAGCTCGATCCGATGCTCCTGCTTGGCAACCCGCGTCTGCAGCTGCTTCGTGGTCTCGATGATCTCTTTCCAGACTTCATTAAGCATTCGGTATGTTGGACTAAACCATCCTACCGGGTAACCGTCAAGAGCCTTGTCGATGATCAGGTCAATGCCCAGCGTAGTCTTACCAAAGCGTCTACCGCAAGCCAGCACGTTGAACCGTCGCGCCTCGTCGATGATCCGCTGTTGCGCCGGATGCAAAGAGGGCAGCACTAACTCAATTGTCTTATTTGCGATCTGCACGTCTGATGATTACCTCGATGCTGCCTGCATGTTCTTGCTCTTGTCGCTCAATATATCCCCGATCTTTACCAAGGCATTTGAGGGTAAAGCAGACCGCCCAGCCTTCCTTTTGAATTAATGCCGCGTGGAGTGCGCTTTCAGCGTTATCAACCATCGTCTGTCGGGCATCATAAACGGCCTGCTGTAGCCTCTCGGATTTGCCGATGCGTCGATGCAGGTTTGATCTATCAATACCCATTAGCCGCGCAATGTGCGCGACGTTACCGTGATGATCCGCGATCAGCGCAGCAACCTGATCATTGGTAAAATGCTTGCGCGGCTTTTTAAGGGTGTCATTTGTTGCGCTATCAGCCATTTAGCCGCTCCAGTGATAGGCTCGGAAAAGCCTCTTGCATTCGTTCAAGTATAACCGTGCAGTAGTCGGGCGATATTTCAACGGCGTAACACTTGCGCTTTAGGTTTTGAGCCGCGACAAGTGTTGTGCCAGAACCGGCAAAGGGTTCATACGTGATTGCGTTGACTTCGCTTGTTCTTGACATTAGATCAGTGACAACTTTTAACGGCTTAACCGAACCGTGCCATCCCATTTCTGGACTAAGTTCGCCCGACACCTCTGACAAATAATAGCAATCATGCGAATAGGGATGAACATCTTGCCATTGCCCCTGTCCCTTGCTGAATACAAGGATGGATTCTGACTTCAGAATCCATCCTCGCCACGGGAATGTGCATTGTGCCGCCTTGTAAAGCCAAAGCATTCTTTCAAAGTGAAAGCCGTTCGCCTCCATTGGCTTATACCAATTGATAAACGTGCGCGGCGATTGAAATGCAAGCGCGATCCCTTCGTTTAGCGGTAGCAGTGCTGCCACTCCTGCAAGCAATGGCGCATGGGCTTCGGGGCTGTCATTCGGCACACCTTCTTGATCCTGTCCATACGGCGGATCGGTCAAGCAAAGCACCGCCTTTTCTCCTCCCATCACCCGCGCCACATCCTCAGCCTTTGTACTATCGCCACAAAGCAGCCGGTGATCACCGATCTGCCACAAGTCGCCCGGCTTGACCTGCCATTTCTTATTCAGTTCTGCCGCTCGGTCAATCTGCGGTTCGGCGTCCAGCATTTCACCGGGCTTCAATGAATCTAAGTAAAGCCCCTCACGCTCTGCCAGTTCGGTCAATAACGCCTGCAACCCGGCCTCACCCGTTGATATACTGTGCAGTAGGTTGTCGAGTGCTTCCTTGTCATAAGTCGCCTGATTGGTGATCGGGTCAAACGTGCCAAGAATAAGTAACTCTTCGCTCTCGCTGACATCGACTTCTATAAACGGCACATGCGAATTTTCATCTTGCGACAACGCTTCTTCTACTCTTGCATGGCCATCAAGGATTTTACCAGTTTGTGCAGAAACGATAACCGGTGCAACCCAACCAACAGCATTAAGTGAACCCCGCAAAGCTTCACGTTGTTTGCCGGGATGTCGACGAGCGTTTAGTTCGTGAGCAAGGAATTGATTGGCTGGCTGCTCACCGTGGGACACGATGCGATTTTGCCACGTTTGTTCAGGTAGCCTCTTTTTATTCATTATCTCTCCGTAATGATCTTATCCAGCTTTTCTTCAATTCGATCCAAGCGCGCCTGTAGTCCATTCAGCTCTTTGTCAAAAGCTCTGGTAGTGACAAGGTGCCGCATCTCCTGACGCAGCTCGTCGACCTCGCGCTTGCTGGCAGAGAACACCCCTTTAACCAGCCATCCGGCAAGGAGGGCGATAAGGCTGCTGATTGTCACGTCGAGGTAATCTTTGTCCATCTCCTGTGCCTTCTCGGGGATCATTGCTTGGTGCCTGTGTAGTTGGTGGGCTGGCTTACCCGCAGTTCCCCGGCGTGAGGCTATACGCCCAGCAGGAGCCAGCCCGTATGCCGGGGATGGGTACACGTTACGGTTTGAGCCTGGCCAGCAGATCAGCGGCCTGCTGCTCGTTGGCCGCCGTCTGTTGTCCGGCCTCATCGAGAAGCTGTTCCGGAGTCTTGCCGGTACGCGCAGACTCTTTCAGGATCTCTTTGATGATCAGGAGGATCATCGATGGCAGTGTGTTGAGGATTTCCACGATGTTCACCGGTTCACCTCCTCGACAGTCTTGATGGTCTTTACCAATTCGCCGATGCTGAGGACGGTAGTACTGAGATTGACTACCAGCATTGTGATCTGCTTGCGCTGGCCATCCGGCAAGGCAAGGACGCGTGGATCGTTGATGAGCGTGTTGGCCAGACTGGTAGATGTCGCGACGATTGCAAGAAGCTGCTGCTGCCCGTCGCCCGTGAGCTTGAGGCCGCCATCAGGCTGCACGTAGCGCTTGCCTTCTGTAACCAGCTGCCCGTTGAGCGTATTCACCTGCCGCAGGATCGTGACAATGGCCGTGCCGGTCTCTGGCGACATCTGCCCGGCGGCAGTGTACTGATCGACGAGCAATAGGCCCGTGCCGACGTACCCGGCAACGCGGTCAGTAGTAGCCGCAAACTGCTTGCCCTTGTCGTTACAAGCCGACGCACTCAGACCAATGAGGACAATCAGCCCGAGAATCAGATTACGCATTATTCCACCTCCGTCGGAATTGGCGACTGCTTGAGGTACATGGCCGCTGCGACGATGGCGCTGGTTGCGGCGACGGTGACCAGCTTATCAATGCCCTCGCCGAGATTGAAGGTGAGCGGATCCGCGATCATCAGGACGATGGTGTTAGACACACCGCCGATGATGGCCGCGATCAAGCCCTTTGCCCAAATTGCTAAATTCATTTCATATCTCCTAAAAAAAGAGGGCGGCTTGGTGGCCGCCCGTAATCACACATAAGGAGTATCAACAATGATGTTATCCACCACGTCCGGATACTATATGCAGAATATTTTTATTTTTCTGAAACATCGTAATACACCCGTGCTGGCCCTCTTGCTCCGGGTGCACGCTCGTCAAGTTCCTGCCGTCGGATGGAGAGTGTATCTGCTTCCACCATCCGTGACAGCCATACCCTGACGCGCTCGCGATCAGCTCCGAGAGCTTGCGCGATCGAATCCAGCTCATTAGCGCCTTGTGTGGTGATGGCGTAGATGATCCGCTCTGCTACCGTCTGCTCTGGCACCTCGAGCGCGTACTGCACCTCCTCGAGGGCATAAAGAATAGCCTGGGCGGTGATTGGTGCCACCTGCATGAGCTGCTGACTGACTGTCCGGTACTGCTGCCACGCGTGGACTACGGCTAAGTTTTCGCTGATGGCGGGAAGGGAAGTAGTGATAGGGGGAGCTTGAATGTCGGCAATCAGGCGCTTGACGTCCCTGACTGAGAGAGAGTTTTCAGCGGCAGCTTCCAGGACTTCGAGAGGACATTCGGCTGAGGACGCGACCACGTAATGACTGAACTGGAGATTTGGCGAACGTATGCCGAATTCCTGGGCGAGAGTATAGACCGCTCGATACTCGTAGACGCGCCGGGGATGCACTCCAACGGATGCAGCGAATTTCTCCACACTCTGGTCACCATACTGCGTGAC